CCCCGCCAAGGGAGTTTTTACAATCCCTTTTCGTTCCGGATAAACTAAAATTGCAAGTCATAGTGCGTCAGTTTTTAAATTACGGTGCTGCAACGATTACTGAAACATTGTATCGCATTGTCTTATAACCGATTTCGCTAACAACGATTTGAAAATTGTACGTTCCTCCAGTCGCCTTAATTGCGTTGGTGTTGATTGTAACAGTGGCGGCTGTTGAAGTACCTCCCAAAGTTACAAAACTTGCGTGTTCGCCGTCTTTTGCCAATAACTGCATTTCACGCTTATTAATTGTCAACACAACTGATGCGGTGTTATTGGCAACGTTAACAACGGCTGTTCTATTTCTTCCGAAGCCTGTTAGCTTGTTAGTGGTACCATTGTCGGCAGGAGTTGTTAACAATGGATATATAGTAGATGCAGGTGTCCAAGCTACTATATTTTCGGGGAAAGCAAATTGAACCCCGATATTATATCCTACTTCCATACGATGCTGGCGATTGTCACGGCTGTACCAAAAATCAATCGTTTCAGAATCGCTTAACATATCCGTCCCCAAAAATACCTCCTGGTCCCACAGGGCAGCGAAAACACGATTGTTAACGCCTGTAAGCCCTGGAATACGAACCAAAGTAACTTCGGTTCCGATAACTGGCATTTCGTCGGAGCTGTATTCTTTTGGGTCATAGTGATACAAGTTGCTCGAAGTTATAGCAGCCTTGTATTTTCTAAAGATTTCGGACGAAGTGAAGAAATATTTAATTTTACCTATTAAACTTTCTGGTATTGCGTTATACACGTCTCTCATTACGTCTATAACGTTAGTTTCTGTAATCTCTTCGAAGTCGCTCAGGTTTGCGTTGGTATAAGAAGACAAATTAATCAGCTTAATTAATCCATCGATTTTGTTTAGATTTTCATCGGCTGAATCTTTGTTCCCCTGCCAAATCAATTTTTCGTTGGCTTCTTGGATGAGTGCAAGCTCATATTCCAAAAGTTCTTCTTCAAATGGCAATTCTCGACCCGTTGCGGCAGCTTCCACCATGTAATTCATGTAGTATTGCCAAAAGTCTTTATCGCAAAATTTCTTTTGCACCTTAATAAGTGCGGTTTCAAGTTTGCGTTGTGAGAATGTATTTTCACCACCGGGCGTCCATTCACAATTTTTCCCGTCTTGCAGATGGGTGTTTCCAGTTAACAAGTTTAGCATTGCGCTGTCCTTAACCCCGAATTGCTTACGTAGATACTTAGCGGTTTTGCCTTCAATAATCGCTTTTGCAATTAATGGCATTTTTCGTTCTTCCACGTATTTATTCAGGTTGTCCATCACGACATTGTTTTCAAATTCAAGTCGTATTTTTTCGATTTTTTCTCTTACATCCTTTCCCATTGTAGTAGATTTTAAATTGTTGATTGTTGTTATAAGTTATTTTTTAAACATTCCAGAAAATGGATTTCTGTTTGCTTCGCTTGGTGGAGTTGTATGTTTTTCCGGATTTGCCAACGGTGATTTTTCCAGTTTGTCAACACGTTTTGCAATTTCGTCAATTGTTTTTGCCATTTTATCAATAACAGTGGCGAAAGCCATCATTTGAACGCTCATTGCTTGCTGTTGTGCTTCGTTGTATTCGTTCGGCTGTTCAGTTTGTTGTGCTGTTGCGTCTCCATAGATAATTTCAACGATTTTTCCATTTTCGTCGATTACCCAAGTCACGCCGTTAACAACGTATTTTCCAGCTGGTGCCGGTATAACCTCACCATTTGCATCGTAAGTACTTATTTGAGTACCAACGACTGGAGTAGTCTCATCTTCCCACATTAATACAGTACCATCGGCTGCAACCGCTTCGGCGAAGCGATACAACATCTTTGCAACGGAACGTTTAATGTTAAACGCCATTTTTCTTGTTTCATTCATGTTTTTAGTCTCCCTTTTTTTAAATTGATTGTTGTTATTTAATGTTTTCCCGTAGGTGAATAACCCTTCTACAGAAAAGCCGTTAAATTCTCCTTTTTTTATCTTCTGCCAAAGTTCGTCGTTGTTTATTTTCATAGACGCCAACCACGTGCCGTCCGTAACATCAGAAAACGCTAACGGTGGCAGCTTACCACGTTCTTTTTCGACTATGTAGCTTTCATAGATAGTAACATCGTCGGTGTCGGTGCTGTGGTCCAGGTTAACTGATTTTGCGCCGTAAAGTTCGAAAAAACGCTGTGCTATCTTTTTGATTGTCTCCCGTGTGAACACTACATAGTGTTCTCCGAAGTGCGGTGTGTCTCGGTATATCGGAACATCTGGTAACATAACAACGCCAAAGACTTCCCGTTTGTCGGTGTCGGTTATTTCGTATTTGAATCGTTGCGACTTGCTAAACTTTAAAAAGTCGATTTCAACGGCTGGACGTTCCACAAGGCTGATTTTTTCTACGCCTGTTTCCGTTGTTTCGTCTATTTCCAAGTAAAAAATAGGTATTTTCATAACTATGCCTTTTGTTGCTTTTTACAAATATACATCTAAATATGTTAATATGTTTATTTTTACATTAAAAAATTTCAAAGTCAAATTGTTGCTTTTTACAAATATACATCTAAATATGTTAATATGTTTATTTTTACATTAAAAAATTTCAAAGTCAAAATACACGGGCTCATGTGTAACTTTAGGTTTAGTTTGAGGGGAAAAAAGGTGGTATTTGTGGGAAAAAAAAAGAAAGTAATTGCCCCAGCTCGATAACCTTCAATAACCGTTCCCAGTCTATAAAGCTGAACAACATTTGTTACATCGTCTTTTAAAGCGTCGCTTCCTTTTCTGTTTTTTGACTCTTGCTCTGGACCTGGCGCAATTCTGTTTCCACTACATAAGCCTTAATAGGTTGCTTACTCATATCTATTTCGGTTTCGGTTTGGACGTTTCTAATCGGCTGCATTGATTGAGGTATATTTGGGGCTGTTGGCACACGTGGCGGTGCCGGTGTTGATATTCCACCCATTGCACCACCGCCAGCGCTTGAGCCTCCTTTTGCATTCGGCACTTTCGTCTGCATGATTTGACGGACATTTTTAAGACCGACGGCTATGGCTGCTGCAACATTGAGCGCTCCCAACGCTGGAGATGCAGCAGTCGGCACGGGCATGAAAGCCGACAAATAGCCCTGTTGTGCTGCTTGATATGTGCTAATCGTTGTCGCTGCAATAGCTAACGCTTTTCCGGCTGCTGTCTCCTTACCAGCTATTTCGGCAGCAATATCGGACAATGATGCAATTGCTGACACGATTTGGCGACGGTGGTCAAGCTCTGCTTCTAATAATTGCCGTTTTTCTTGGGACAATTGTATTTGCGTCTGCAGTTCCTGTTCTGCTGATAGCTTGCCCGATTCGAGCAATGATTCAAGATGTGCGATTTTGGCGGCTTTTTCACGGCTGTTGAATTCAATAAGGGATATTTCTTGATTGTTGTACGCTTCTAAGTTTTTGAGCGACACTTGAGCCCAATGCTCATCAATTAATTTCAATATGGCTTCATTGGCACGCTTTTGATATTCGATTCGTGCCTGTTCTGCTTCCTCTGCTGCCTTGATTTCTATTTCTCTTCTTTCATTCTCGTATTGCTTCGTCAATTCTGTAATATCTCTATTATATTTCTCAAACAACGTCTTTTCCTTTTCATATTTTTCTTGTAGTTTGTCAAGTTCTGTTAACTGTTTTTGTCTTATAGATTCATTTATTTTTTCAATCTCTTTTTGTTCTTCTTGTCTTATACGTTCAGATTCCTCTTTAGCTTTTCGTTCTGCTTCTATTTTTTCTTTGGCTTTACGTTCTGCTTCTTTTTTATTTTCTTCTAATTGTCTTTGTCTTTCTTGTTCTTCTTCTTGACGTTTTTTTGTGTCCTGTTCGGCCATATAGATTATGTATTCCCTATGTAGATTTTTGAGACTGTTGTACAATTCAGCATTTTTTTCTCTAAGGTCCTTAAGATATTCCTCTTCTTTTTCTCCACGCTTTTTTAACGACATTACACGCTCGATTTCGACTTTGTTACGTTCGATTTCGGCATTTATCATTTGTTTTTTTTGTTCGTATAATTCACGTTCGCTCGCTCCCTTTGCCTTGTTAAGTCGGATTTCAAATTCAGCGTCGTCTCTTATTTTGGCCTGTTTTTCCCGAAATTCGTCCATTAATCTATTTTGGCGCTCCTGTTCATCGTTGCTTTTGCCTAACAATGCCCACAACCCAGCAAGCGCACCTGTTAACGCAACGACGCCCGTAATGATTAAGCCGATAGGACTCATCGACATGGCAAGGTTATAAGCTTTTTGCGCAGCGGTAGCCAGCCAAGTCCCTGATGCTGCTTGTTTAATAGCCACTCCCATGAGCCTGAAATGTTTCCCCATCTCGGGCAGACCTTTCAGACCGTTGGCGATGGCTGTTAGTTGTTGCAGCTTTTGCATTCCTTCGAGAACGCCCTCGTTTTCGACGCCAAAAATCTGCATTGATGCTGTAAGCGCTCCAAAGCCGTTGACAAGTTCGCCAAGCCCTTTGCTCGCTGCTGTAAAAGCTGAACCGACGGCACTCCCTTCCATTATCTTAATTGATTCCGAAGCACGTTTTAACTTGTCGCTTGCTTCTGATGCTCGTGCAAGTGCTGCGTTATATTCTTCTGAACCTTCTTTAGCAGCTAACATTGCACTTTTTGCTTCTAATAACTCTCTTTTTAGCTCTTTAATGGTGGTTGTTGGTGTAGAGTCTTTAACAGCTTTGTTAGCTAATGCAAGTTTATCGCTCGCAGCTGCTGCAACGGTCAAGGCGTTCTGATATTCCTTCGATCCTTCTTTTGTGGCAATTAATTCATCCTTTGCACTTTTAAGTATCTTTTGGAGTTCAGCAACCGACTTCGCAGCGTTGACCGTCTCGACTGTTAATATTATTTTTCGTTCTTCTGCCATTGTTATAGTATTTTTCTCGTTGTTATTAATTAAAACGTTGGGAAATTCGGTATGTTTCGCAGCTTTGGCATATTGTTTTCGTCCTTAGTCCATATCCCAGTTGACCAATTGGCAAATATTCCTGAACCTATCGGGTCGGCTTTGAGTTGTGCCACTGTCTTGTTAGTACCTTGTATTCCAGTCGTTTGCCCTGTTAACTCGCTGCAATAATAACAATCTGTAATATTATTGTAATTATAATTATTGAACGAGTTGAGTACAGGCAAGGGCGATGAAGGTGTGTTGATTGATGTAACTTGACCGATTGATAGCGTGTTGATAACTGTTCGGTTGGAGCTTGAGAAATAACTCGATATTCCAGCAGCCTTCCATGGGGGCAGGTTGAAGGTATTATATTGACAATCGGCAATGACTGTTGACTTATTGATACAGTTAGATATTGTAAGCGTGCCAGCGTCTTGTGCTCCAATAATACCGCAAACAGAATTATTTCCGATAACAGTTCCAGACGATTCACACTCTGATATTATTAATATTCCGTCTCCAGCCCCAACAATTCCTCCTATTGCTCGTTGGCGCTTAATTTCAATCGTGCCGTCAAACTTACACTTAGTGATATTAGCACCAGCGGCCGCAAAACCTACAATGCCTCCATAACAATTGAACGTATTGTTATCCGTACGAGGGTTGCGAAGTGTGCCATTGAAACGGCATTGCGAAATTTCCGAATAACTTCCGTAACAATAACCAGCTATTCCGCCAGCGTATGTTTCGGTTGCCGTAATAGTTGCGCTGCAAGTGCAATTAATGATTTTAATTCCAGTTTCTACTTTATCTCCATTTAATCCAACAAGTCCGCCAACCCTATCCTTACCGTTAATCTGACCGCCGACAATGTGGCATTGCGCAATATAACCATTGTTATCAGGCGACGAAGCAACGGCGCACAGTGCCGAAGCGAAGTTGCTGTTAGTTGAAACATTCGGATTGACTATTATAATATTCTCCAGTTTGGCATTTTTTGTCTTGCAGAACAACCCGACTATAGTAGATGATGATTGGTATAGATTATTGATTGTTAGGTTGTTTCCGATATATCGTCCAGTGTATGGAGTATTAATCTCACCTATACGCTGCCAGCCTTCACCCGATTGATACTCTTGCAGGTCTAAGTGTTGCACTTGGATGTAATTCTTATCGAGACCAGTGTTATAAGTCCCTTCCCAAATCGTTCCAGCACCCATAACACGGCTGCCAGTGTTGCGCAGTGCGTTAAGTTCCGAAGCCGAAGCAACGGGGATAAAACCGCCAGCAATATACGATGTTATTTGATCGCTGTACATTAAGCCTATCTTAATTCTTACGGTGATTTCCTCTTCGCCGTTCTCGATTACGGCATTACCAGTGCGTGTCGTGTAACCTGATTTGGAAACGGAATAGCTGACAGTTCCAGGCTCAAGGTCGAAATATACCACGCCGTCTTCTCCAGTTAACTTGGTTGTCGTTCCGATTTTAATGGATGCACCAGCAACGGGTTGCAAAGTATAATCATCAAGGACAGTTAATTTAACGCCAAGTGAAACGTCACTATAACCTATATCTAATCCGTTGTAATAGTTTTCTCGGTTGTTGACCGATACAAGTTCCAGTTTTATCGGTTCGTGTTTAGTTACGTCTCTTATTTCTGCCTTGTTTATAACCCAAAATTGATTTTGGAAATAAAAAAACTCTCTTAGTAGATTACGACTTAAAAAGTATTCTGGCAACAAGAAATAACCCGTAAATATTTTTGTGTTTTGGTTGTAACGGTCTAATAGATAGCGTTTCCAATACCGTTCAAAAATCGTTATCCCTTGCGGGTAGTTACCACGATAGAACCGCAAAACAGGGGAGTTAAAATCAACAGAAAACGTCGGCGCGTCCACGTTGGGATATACTGTTAACGTCTGTAGCTGCATCGGCTGGGTAGGTGCAATACCGTAAGCGAACGGAGTAAGCTCAATTAATGATAGTCGGTTATTGATTACAAGGCTTTTGCAGTTCGATAGGTTGTAAAGGCTTGTTTTGGTATCTTTGGCGTTTTGGGTGTCGTTTACAAACGCAAAATAGTACTTATCTGCCAAGCGTGGCTCTGCACTCTCTCCGTACACGTAACCATTTGCGAACAACAACGAAACGGGGTTGTATATTTTAGATTTCTGTAATTCATCGCTGTATATCTGAGGGATAACAATTACTTCTCTTATTTCTCCGTATTCGTCAAATTCTTTCTGCTTGATAACAAGCGGTTCGAAAACGGTGTCCTTGAAATATTCGTAAGTGTCTTTGTTAAATTCTATTCCTGTGTTAATCTTCAACGCCCCGTTTTCAATTCCTGTTTGTTCTTTGACCCGTTTTGCGTCGTACGTTTGGCCTGCTTTCAAGGAGAGATTGATAAACAGCCCGTCGAAGCTCAAAGGTAGCAAATTGTGTTCTAAATCGGTGCAAAAATAATTATCTACATCGGTTACTCGGTTAGTGTAATACTCATTGCGATTGAGCAGTCTTATAACCTTGTTATCATTATCTATTTCTGGGTATACACCAAACAGCTTACAATAAGATAGAAAAAAGTCGGACGCCTTCACGTCTGGCAGAAGATTATGTAAAAACACTTCCGAGTCGCTGTCGATTGTGCGGTATTCGCTTATAGTTATTTTGAAATTCGGATTGCCAAAGACTAAGTTGAAGGCGTCGGGGTCTAATGCTTCTGGGATTGATGTTATAACCTCATCTATTCCGTTGTGGTATCTGTATAATATCCACGGTGCTCTGTTTTGGGTAAATAATATTATTGGAAAAACGTCAATGTATGAATAAGGACGCTTAACGGTTTCTAAAATTTTGGCCTTAACTCTTGTAAACACAAGCTCATCGAGCGTTATCCATGAACCATCAACTAAAACAATGATTGTATTGTCTCCATATTCACCGCCTGATATAATTTCGTGATAAAAATGCGTTTTGCCCATTAATTCCGACGGGAAAACTGTTCCTTTACCTACCAAATAGATAGTGTCGGCTATGAATGTACCTATTAGGATGTTGTTATAAAATAAAGTGCCACCTATTCCTATTCTTATATGCCACTTGTCTTGGCTTGATGTAGAGCCACCAAACGGGGTAACGTTATTTTCGCCGCCGTAAAATATGCCTTGAAGCTTAAAACAAATTTGCTCGCTATCAAAATTAAAAGTAAAAAAATGTTTCGTATAACAACGATCTTCATTGTCCAAAAATCTTATTTTTCCATTGTTAAGAACAATATTATTATCTGATGTTATTGTTGATGGTCTTAAAAATATGTTCCAAATTTTATCATTGTTACCGTCTGAAACTAATATATCCCTATTATTCCCTTCCGCCACAACGTTCACGGCCTGCCCGACGTGTTCGGAAATGATTTTACCCGTTACCATTAACTTATTAAAGTACGGGTTTTTTGTGCTTGTGAATTGTGTCCGCTCTATTGTGTATCCCATTTTTTTTGCGATGCAAAATAGAAGCATATCAATGTAGAAGCCCAAACGCTGCTTGTGGCTTGTCTTAATTGCTAGCTGTTGTTCGGTTACTGGGTAAGCGTATTTTGTTTGCTGCTTAATGTTATCGTCGTTTTCGCCGTTGGCAAACTGTATCAATGTACCGGTATTATAGAGACCATTTTCTGCGTCTATCAAATCAAAGTATAAATTTCGGTGGTCGCCCGTGTTGTCTATTGTAGTCCGTCTTGTCGTTAAATTCTCATCATTATAGAGTGAATTATAGTTAAGCGTATCACGGCTGCCGTTAGTAAACAGTCGTGCGCTCCATAGATTACTCATCGACGCAGCTGAAAGTGCAATTTTCGAAGAGTATGGAGTGCCACTACTTAATAGTTCAGAAAGCATTATATCGCCCAAATCTCTGAAAAACGTCGCTAAACCGCCAAAAAAAGTAAGCTCATAACGGAAAACGTTATCGTTCTGAAAAACAACGTTATCTAGTCGGCAATAGCCATCGGTAAATAATCTATCGTTAACATACATTAGAAAGTTGGCGCGCTTGTACTGGTTGAATTGCACCCCCTTGTTTGGCGTCCCTGAACCAACGACACGGTTAACGGAAAAAATAGAACCAAACAGTAGGTTATTGTTTTGCGTGTTGGGTACTGAAACGGTGCGGGTGAAGTCAACACGTAATTTTGCGGGATCGTAAATATCAGTTGCTTGGATAATCTGGTTAATGATTACTGATTCGTCAAGCTCCAAAAGCTGCCCTTCGATGTATATTTCGACTTTCATGATTTAGTACGTGCTTGGGTGGTCTGATTCTAACAGAATTTTAAAGTTAAATATGTTGTTATTTCTATAATTCTTATATTCAAAGTTGTTATCTTTTACGGTAACAGCACGCAAAAGTTTACTTTGATAATCCCAAACCCAAACCTTTGGCGACACTAACAGCTCGGAAAGCCATTGATATTCCTCTTCTCTCTCTATGTCGGTATTAAGTTCATAAGTTTCGACTGATTCGCCCGAATATTGTACTGTGCGGTGTCTATCGAGACCGTACTGAAATTGATTACTTCTATACTCCACTTCTGGGCGTTGGTACGTCTTTCGGCTGCTGATGTTGCGTTTGTAGTTTCTACCTAACATCACAACCCAATCGATTCCGCCCAAACTGTTGATGTAATAAACCATATAAGCATTGCCAAACGCTGGAATAACGCGCTCGATAAATACGGCACGGTCAACGTTTCCCCAAAGATTCGTTAGCCTTATTACAAACGCCGAATATCTGTAATTTGTGTATTGTTGTAAACGATACGATGAGTTGAATGCAAACAATTTATCTTCCGCAAATTCTAAATCCTGCCTTTCTGCCACAGTCTTTATTTGGTTATCATTAAAATAGAGGACTTCGGCCAAAATATCTATATCCGTTTCGGTTGCGTTAAATAGACTTATGCCAACAGGTGCGCCAACTATTGCCTTGTTCCAACGTGATGTTGTTAGTTTTTCACTTAGACGATTGTAGGTATAGATGCGATTATGCAATAGTATATCGTATTGAGAAGAATTATTAAACGTAGTATCTTGTTGTAATGCGATTCGGAACCTACCAACCTTCTCGCCGTTGTATAGTCGTTGCATATCATCGGCAGAGAGTGAGGCCGCAAAGATACGCCCAGAAAAGTCGAAAATGTTGGCGTCTAAATGGTTATACATTCGCACACGATAAGGCCGACAAAAAAATTGAGATATAAAACTATTGTCTTGTGGTCTGACTTCTTCAATACTTATAGCATCTTTAACATAACGTCCTAAATCCAACCCTACATACGTCTCCCCTGGCTTCTTATATACAATCCCCGAAAAATAAGCATCTTCAACGGCGTCAGTGCCAACCTTAACGGTTACGGGGTTTATTCCGGAATTATAATCCGAAGAACACAAACACGGGGAATTGCGTGGTATCAATGGGGGAGGTGTTATTTTGTTTGCCATATTATTATATTTTTAATTCGTTTGCCAAATTCTCATAAATATCGACTTTGAACGCTGTTTCGATTTCATCTACAATATTACGATTTTTTTTCAGCGATTCAGCAAGGAAAGGTTTTGGGGCGATTCCTTTTTCCGAAATACTCTTTCGAATAATGAAAGTAAATTGTTTTTCTTTAAGCCGTTTGTCACGTGGTTCGATTCCCTTTCGTCTTATCCATTCGATTATTGGCTTCTCAGGTGGCATCTTTGCCCCTGCCCTGCGTCCGTGTTCGATATACTTCCAGTATTCGGCAAGGTTTATAATTACATAGTACGTCGTTCCTGCTATATCAACAGTTGTTGTAACTGTTTCAGCAATTTTATAGCCACGCTCTTTAAGTGCGGCCTTATAATCGTCCACAACAGTCTGACCATATTCAGTTAATATTTTTTCAAGGTTTTTTAAATGCATTGTTTTTCAACAGTTTTTCAGTTTCCTCTTCTATTTTCTCACGCACGAACGTAGCCCAATTGTAATATTCGTTAACTGTCATCGAGAATACGTCAGAAACAGTTCCTCCAATTTCTTGTCTAATTCTCGTAACGCTGAGTAACCACGGATATAGGTTGAACGATTTCGGAGCGTCCGAAAGAATAACTTGACTATCTCTTTCTGTATCTGCCAACGTATTTTGAGAATTAAGGTTCTCATGGTATAGTTTGATGATTTCAAAAAAAAATCTGCAATGGCTTTTGTATCCACGATACTAATGTTTTCGTGGATATGTTTGGCAACCTCGAACACGTCCACCTCTCCGTAAGGGAGAGCAACGTATTTCTCGCCCCAAAATGTTTTTTTCCTTTCGGCTGGGAGTAGGACTGTTGTTAAAATATTGTGCATATTCGCTTCGAGGTTATCGAACATTGAAATTGCATCTATGTAGCTTCGCAAGCTCATAAGGCCAACATTTCGCTGGAAAATAAATTTTTTGCCCCCAATTTCGTAAACGTCCTTTGGTTTTGTCTTTGGAATTTCGCCAAAAACAAAAGAAACGTCCTTAATCAACAACGTTACAACTGGAAACGGCATTGATTCGATAG